TCAGAATTTTACGCATCGGTATTTCTCCATATATTGACTGCGGGGTGGGTGAATCAGGGAAAAGGGGTGGGCGCTTTGAGGTCGCGCGTGCAATACGCCAGCTCTTTTTGCCGGCGCGTGGCGATGCCCGACATCCATTTAGGGTTGAGCCATTGCGTGATTTGTTGGCAGGCCTCCCAGCGCTTACCCTCGCGCAGCAGGCGCATCATCGTGCTGGGGGCACCGCTGGACTTGAGCGCAAACAGGCCGTCCTTCACACCTTTGCCGCCAGGGCCAAGGTTGTCGTAAAGGCTGTTGTAGGCCATCTGCTCGCCTTCACTCAGATCCAGAAAGCTGATCGGGCCCTTAGGCGTTTGAATGGGGCCAATGCGCCGGTTGAGCGCGTCCTGGTTGGCCTGAATTCGATCGAGCAGCGTGCTCGAACACGCCTCCAGCGTGCGGGCAGGCTGGCCGAATTGAACGCCCATCGTCTGCCCCATGCACACGGTGGCGATGCCCAGGCCGTCGTCATAAGGCACCAGGCGCACGCCCTCGAAACCTACGGCCGAAACGGCCATCGCGATCACCAGGGCTGCAAGGCCCCGGCGCTTGCCCGTGGATCGGATAGATGCCGCGGCTTCACTGGTTGTCGGATTGGTCGCCATCGCCGGCACTCCCTTGCGCATTGCTTGTGAAATGAATGGCGAGGTTCGCCGTTTTGAGCAGGATGGATACGGCCCCGTAAATCGCGGGGTTGATGAGCCCGGCGCCATCCAATGACGCCCACGCGCCCACCAGCCCGTCGATCACCAGGACGGCCAGAAACATCCGCTTGTTGTAAGGTTTGGCGCTGCGAGCGCAGCGCTTGACGGCCCCGGGCCGTTTCTTAGCGGCCACGGGCGTCCAGCTCTTTGCGGACCTGGCCAAGGTCGAAGCCCTGGCGCAGAACCGTCTTTTGCAGGTCCGAGAGGTCTTTGGCCTGCGCGTCCTGCGTGGACTTGAATTGAGTAACGTCGCGCTGAACCAGCGCGATGTCCTTACTGAATCCGTTGATGGAGGTTTGGATACCGTCCAGCTTGCTGGCCGCACTTTGGCAGAAGGCTAAAAGCAGTGCGCCAGCCAAGGACTGGGCGACTTTGATAGCCATCTTCACCAGTGGCGAATCCATTAAACGCTGCGTTTCAGCGGCCATTTGTTTTTCCCATAAAGACATGGTGGTTTCCCCCATTTTCTATTGGCAAACGGCCACTAAACCGGCCTGGTTTGCACCCTTTAGCCCCGCTTGGCCATGATTTCAGCGAGGTTCGATAACCCCTTGATCATCGAGTCCATGCGGTTGATTTGCGCAGCCACAGCCTTGCCTTCGTTCTCACGGTTTTTCTTCCAGTTCTCGAAGGGTTTGCTGGCAAATAGCTTCTTGATTCGCTCGTCGTTGAGCTTTCCGCACTGGATCAAGTCCTGGCCGAAGTACAGCGCCAGGTCAGCCCTGATCGCGTTGTACGAATCCCATAATTTGACGCGCTCGTTCGCTGATGCAGGAATGGGGAGGAAATCGGGCCGGTGCTAACTCTGGCACCCCCTTTTCGGCGTCTGGCTCGCTCACCTGGTGGGCGAGTACTCCATGCAGGTTGGTGACGGCGTACACCAAGTGCGCCCCCTGCTGTTCGCACTGGCGGTAGAAGTCGAACAGGCCCACAAACTGGGTGTCTTTGAGCCTACGCACCTCGCGAATGCGCTCAAGCAGCGCCGCCTCGTACTGGGCATCGTCGCGATACACCAGCGGTTCCTCATCAGCCCCGCGCAGGCAGGCCGCCATGGTCGCGGCCCACCAGCTGTAATTGTTCTTCTTGAACGTGCCGCCCTCGATCAGGGTCTCGATCGCTTCGGCCTGGTAGCCCAACATGGGGCTGTAAACCATCGCCCGGCCTTCAAACTCGAACGCGATATTCGCCACCTCGGGCGTAAAGTCCGTGTTCCCCAGCAGGTAGTCGTGGAAATGCCCCTGTCCGATCGGAAAGTCGGGCCCGTCCTCCCGGGTGGAGCTCATGTAGTAGGCGGCCGCATACATACGCTCGTTGACCGACCAGTACCGCGGGTCACTGACTGCCCCGGGGCGCTCGATCGGCGTGCAGACGTGGCGCAGCAGCGCGGTGTAGGTGCGTTGCTCGTACACGGCCGGGATTTCACACAGGTTTTCGACCTGGTCCATGTCCAGCAGCTGCATCGTCACCGAAAGCCGGGCGGTGTTTAGCGGGTTGATGTACTTCATAGCGCCCCGAAGTAGTCGTATTGGGTGAACGTCAGGTTTACGGTGGCGAACTCATCGGCAGAGCGCGCCATGCTGCTTTCGCAGGACACAGGCACCATGGGCCACGCGCCTGTGTGGCCGTAGTTCTCCTGGATGGCGCCGTGGGTGACGGTGATGGTGTTGGCGTACTGCGAGGGAAGTCCGAACGTGCCGTCGGGTGCCACCACGGTGAACTTGAGCTGGTCGAACCACCGCTTGATTTCGCCGTCCGCGTCATAGCAGGTCAGGTGCAGCTCCACCGGATCGACGCCCGTAGGCACCTGGGTGAAACCTCCACCGATCTTGCCTGGCTCCCACCCCAGCTGGACGCCGTTGTATGAGCACTCGATAGCGAACAGGTTGACCCGTGCGGCCGCGATCTTGCCGATAGGCGCTACGGCCACATGCCAGAGGTTGGAGCGCTCACGATTGATGCCCATGGCCTCATCGTGCATTTCCTCAAGCTTTGCCCAGGAGACCCCGCCCAGCAGGATGTTGTCGCCACCGCCAAACTTGCCAGTGCGGCCAAACACTGTGTCGGCCAGCTTGTTGGCGGCGCCGTTGAGGTTCCCATTGAGCAGATCCCGCGCTGCAGCGGTGTACTTGAGCGTGCTGCTACTCAAGCCCAGCTTGGGGGATATGGCGGCTGTTGCCTGGTACGCCAGGCGCGCAAAAATGCTGGCCATCAGATCGAAACCATATCGAACTGAAACGCCAACTGAGGTAGGCGCGCCTCATAGGCCTCAATTGCCGGCTGAACCTCAGCCGTAGAACGGCCAAAGAGCTCGGCGCCCATCGTGCGCGAAGCCTCGAGCGCGGTGGCGTTCTCAAGCTCCATGTACATATGCCACAGAGGCTTGATGACCGAAAATTCACTCGTGGCCAGGTCGAAGTCCTGAGCCCCGGTGGCCGTCTCGGTGGCGTCGATATCGGTAAAGGTGCCGTCGGCCGCGCTGGCGCTCTTGAGGCGAGCATACCCGCAGTACTTGCGAACGGCGCCGCGCAGGCTTCGGGTGATCTGTTCCTCGGTGAGCACGCAGCCAATCGGCAGCACTGCCACGTAGTTCGCTACTAATTGGCTGATTTTCATGCTTACTGATTCGCGAACCAGTGGAAATGCAACGTGCCTTGGAACAGCAGGGTTTGCGCGTCGTTTTCCCAGTCCCGATCCGGGGTATCCATCACCAGCACCAGGTTTTTCAGGTCTTCTTTGCGCTTGTAGTCGTCAGGGCGACCTTCAAACACAGTGGCGTTGAGGTAGGAGCCGTTTGCGATCAGACCTTTAAGGAATTCGCTGGCCTGGCCTTTCACGGTCTCGTAGATGGCCACAGGGCCTTCCTGCTTGGTCTTGACCTGTTTCGGCTGGACCATCAGCTGGCCGTTCGGGCCGTAGATTTCGATCACGTCGCCAACGGTCGCCACTGGCCAGGGGAATTGCTTCACCAGCAGGGGCATATCGGGGAATTCATCGAATACGATCTGGGCGTCAGATTGAACAATCTTGCGCCCCAGGTCGTTTGTGTTTTGGAACGTGCGGCTCAATACCGCCATAGCGTCAACAGACATACTCAAACCCTCGGATGTTGGAACAAACAAGGGCCATCGTCACACGTTGAAAACCCCTTATTTTGCTGGGGTTTGCGCCTTACTGGCGGGCGAAAAACTTTCGGATATCGGGGCGATCGAGCGCGGTCAGCGTCGACATAGAAACCTGCACCGTAAGGTCGATGTAGTTGCCATCTGTATCGCGCGGGGCGTCCAGCGGGTAGTCGATGCTTTCGATGACTGACGGCGGGTAGGTGCGGCCACCGTGGGTCAGCCCCAGCAGCTTTGGCGCTTTGGACGGGAATAGCGCCTTGATGAACGAATCAACGTCCTTGGTCGTCTGCAGCACCTCGGACAAGATCCCGTCGTTGGCCAACTCCTGGGGGAATACCCACTCCAGCAAGCGCGCCAGCGGCGCCTCGACTTCCTTTACCGCGTCGGTAATGGCGCGAAAACGAATGCCGAAGGTGAACTTCACAGGCGGCATGCCGGCGAACACCTGACGACTGTTGAGCCGGGTGACGCCAGTGCGCCCCTGCAGGTCTTTCATAATCGATTTCAGCTTGTCGGAGCTGGAATTGATGGAGTCGGAAACAGCGCCGTCCTTGAACGGGCTGATCGCCTGCAGGGCATTGAGCACAGGGACCAGGCCCCCGGTCTGCAGCATGCCCGTCAGGGTGGGGGCCTTTGTCTCAGGCCCGGAATTCTCGAACGGCGATTGCCAGTTCTGGGTAATGCTGATGCCGCCACCCTCGGTGAGGGGGCCGAACACGCCGGCAAACTCAAGTGCGTCGGCGATACCTTGGGCGTCACAGACAAAGATGCGCGCCATCAATACTTGGGACACAGAGCCCCAGTCGCTGCCCAGGTCATTATTGAACCCGGTCAGCCCCAGCAGGGTGTTGCCGATCGGGCCGGAAACGATACCGGTCGGACCTGAGACACTTGCCCCATCCACCATTTCGCCCAGCTTGCCTGTTACCTTGCCGTAAACCTCAGAAACGGAGGTTTTGCCGGTAAACAGATCCGATACGGTCCCGGTCACAGTCTTGGCTGCGCCCGTGATGGCGTCCAGGTTGGCTTTGCCGCCCACCAGGCCCTTTAGGGTTTCGGTACCGGACTCAATCACGCCAGAAACGACGCCTGAGCCCGTATTGCCTGTAAAGGTTGCGGCCGACCCCAGCAGCTTGTTGGACGTGCTCCCTGCAACGGTGGCGGTGACCCCCTTGATGGAAGCCCCCACGACGTTGCCCAACGAGTCGAAACTAAAGTCGGCCACGGCGTTACTTACCGATCATCTTCATGCGGATGCGCATCGACTTCGCGCGGTTGCGTTTGGCCGTTCCGGAGAACGCTTTGCGCTGCATCTTCTTGACCGCAGCCTTCTGGCCCGCCGTAAGGCGAACCGTACCGCCGATGCGCTTTTTGATGCGCACCTTCTTGCCGCCACGGATGGCCAGTACTTTGCGGTAGGTGGCGTCCATCATCGAAGCGTCGTCGCCGGCGCCGTGAACGAACTTGTCGGTATCGTCCATCATGGCTTCGTCGCCTTGCGGCATCTTGTCGAGCAGGGCGTCGTGCACACGAGCTGCTACATCGTTGTCGAAGTCATCGAGCAGCGCGTCGATATCGCCGGCGTCCATGCCCTTTTCTTCCAGGTAGTCGCCTACCAGCTCGCCCACGCTTGCAGCGTAATCCGACTCATCGTCGGTCAAGTCTTCGTCGCCATCGCTGGCGGTGCCGACAATCAGGGCATACAAGCGATCGCCAAAGCCCTCGCCTTCGCCCAGATCCACGGTGTCAGCCCACTCGGCAACGACCGCGGCCGCATCGACACGCATTTCATCGGTAACCACGGAGGTCACGTCGTCCAGCAAGTGGTCGCCACTGCCAGAGCCGCTGCCATTCCCGTTGGCGTTGTCGAGCATGGCGTTTTCCGGCGCCGGTGCAGCTGCAGGTGGCGCGAACGCCGCCTGCAGAAGTGCGTGAGCACTTCGGAAATTCATCTGATGGTCCATAAAAATTCCCCTTAAACCTTGACGATGCTCTGTTGTACTTTGGTGACGCGGTTGGTGCCGTCGTAGCAGATCGAGTACTCGATCACCATGCGCTCGAATGGAGCGGAGGGATCTGGCGCGATCGTGGCGCTGTAGCAGGCGCCATCCAACTCGGCACTTGCCTGCAACCACTTGGCCGACTGCAGTGCGGCGAAGAAGGTGCCGGTGAACTTGGTCATCTTCTCGACCGCCTCGTGCATTGGCTTCTGCAGGAAGCCCTGCGCGGCAGATGCAACGGTGTCGTCGACGTAGGTGGCCATTTCAGCAACGGCAATCAGCTTGCTGGCGCCTTCGGTCTGCGCGCCAGTCAGCGAGTCAACCCAGGCGTATTTCCCGCCCGAGGCGTAATCTCGGTAAATGACCGGGTTGATGCGCGATGCGGCCAACACTTCCAGATCGATTTCCTCGTCGAGGTCAAACACCTGGGTGATGTTGGTTCTGGTCACGGCGTAGTCGTCACCAGCGATCGGACGGTTACGCGGGGCGATGCCCTTTGCGTTGGTCTGAGCGTTGCGTGCGCAGCGCAAGCCAGCTTGCATACCGGAGGTGCCGAAAATGGCCTTGCCGCCCACTACCGGGTTTTGAGCGCTCAGCGGCGTCCAGTAAGCCTGGCTGTAAAGGCTGTCAGTGTCGCCACCCACAGACGCGTAGAAGGTTGCGGCCGCTTCTGGCGTCAGACGGCCTGGAATGTCCCAGAGCACTTGGCGGTTGAGGGTTTTGCCCAGCGCCAGCAAACGCGACAACAAGGCAACGCTTTCAGTACCGCCGCCACAGATGTAGGTGTAAGTCGGACGGGAGCGTTTGATGCGGTCAAGCGCAGCATCGAGCTCGTCGTTGGTGTAGACCTGGTCGCCCTCGTCGAAGTACTTCAACGCCTTGCTGGAGAAAATGTCCTTGTTGTCTTTGCGACCATAGAACACGCAGGTAGGCGCGACCGATGCGCCATCGGCCACAGACACGACTTCGAGCACGTCGGTGCTCTGAGCGACCACGTCGCCGATGTAAAAGCTTTGCTGGAATTCATCCAGCGCGGTGACATCCAGCGAGCCTTTGAATGGGCCCAGGACCACCTTGTTATCAATCACATCACGCAGCTGCAGGGTGATGACCTTGCTTTCGACTGGCGTGCCGTTAGGCGACAGCACAGCGTCGGCGTGAATCTCGGCAATGACGCCGTCGGCAAAACACTCCAGGTGCTTGATCGCGATCAGGTAACCGGCTGCTGGGCCAGCGCTCTCGGTTGCCAGCTTCCATACGTCGCCGGCACCGCTTGCAGGCGCCGCGGTGGCCACCATCAGTTGGTTCACAGCGTCAGCGCTGATCAGGCGCGAAACGATCGCCTGGACGGTGCCAGCCTTCAAAGCTTCGTAGATGTGCACGGCTGGCTCAGCCAACGCGCTTACAGAAAGCGAAACGGCCTGACCCAGGGTGCGCTTGAACTTGCCCTGGCTGACCGCAAACACTTTGTCGATACGGCCGCGGGGGAAACGCCCAGTGATCGCGATGTTATGCGCGACTGTGCTAGTGCTCGGCTGTTCGGATTGGTCATTGATTGGATCGACCTGGACGCCGGAGCGCTTGCCGATCGAGCGGGAAAAGACCTGGCTCATTTAACTTTCTCCTTGTTCGCCTTGGCGCCTGCAGGAGGCGCACTGTCGGCCACCTCGGTGGCGTCAAGGTTGGCGGCGTCAGTCGTTGGGATGACGGCCGGGGTTTCGGCGACTTCTGCAGCAGGAGCAACCGCGAACTCAGCGTCGGTCAACACGGCGTACTCTGCAGAGTCGTCATCGGTGCGAGCAGCGAACTCGCTCAGGTCAGTGACCAAAAGCCAGGCCTGGTGAAAGCTCTTAACCTTCACCTGGTATGCCTGGTTGGGTTGAAGCGGGGTGTAAATGCCACTCGAAGGCACAACAAGCGGCAGCAGGTTGGTGTGGGTCAGCCACACGGAGAACGGAAAAGTGCTATCGCCCACCAGGGCCTCGGCGGCAGGGCGTGGAGCCTTACCGGAATGTCGATCAATCGTTACTTTCATGCGCCACCTGTAGGCCTCGAACGTCGTCCCAGTCGTCGAGCCGCACATGGCTGACCAGGGATTTCGCGAGTTTGGAGAACTGCTGTTCGGACACTTCCATGGCGATCGAACCATCCACCGGAATGCCCTTTCCCTGAACCACGAACCGGCTGGCGGTGTTGTTGGTCAGGATCAGAGTTGCCGGAAATTTGGTGATCTTCGGAAGCGCCCACACACCCAAAATTACAGGCTCCAACGGGCTGTTTTCAGTCAGGGTTTGCACGGTTTCCTGGTCATCCGAGTCCGCAAGATCACTCAGCTCTTCTGCAGTGGGAGCGCCTGCAGACGGCTCGGCAGGATCCAGTGCGTTCGCGCCTTCGCCCGTTGGCGCGTTTGCGCTTTCGCCCGTTTGTGATGTCGCCAGTTCGCTCGACCCGCCATCGCCAGCAGGGTCGCCAGCAGGTCCAGCCAGATCAAGCGCGTTCGCGCTTTCGCCTGTTGGCGCGTTGGCGCCTTCGCCCGTAAGCGCGTTTACGGAATCGCCGGAAATGGTCAGCTCGCCAGGAGTGGGCGCGTCGGTACCGCCCTCGGCTGCGGCGCCTGCAGGATTGGCTGGACCGGTGCTGTCACCAGCGCCAGCGCCATTACCATCAGGCTCAGCCGGGCCTTCGTTGTTTGCTGGGGCATCACCATTACCTGTTGCCTGTTCGTTTGCAGCACCAGCGGCCGGCGCAATGCCGGCCGTATCTTGCGCTCCAGTCGACGGCGCCGAAGCACCGTCTTTCTGATCCGCTACTGGTGCTGCTTTGCCGCCCTTGGCCGGAGCCTTGGTTGTCTTAGCAGCCATGGAAGCCCCCTTACGAAGCGGCGATAACGTTTTTGATGGTGATCAAGGCGCAGCCCTGGGCCGACGGCTTGTGCGGGTTCACTTCGGTCAGGCTGCGGCTGAACAGCGCGGCGCCGGACTTGAGGTCCGCATTGACTGCCAGCGGGATGAGGGTTTGCGGAACCGCGTCAGAGAAGACGATCGGGTTGCGCGCTACCTGAGCCGAACGGCCGATACACAGAATCTCGATATCGGTGTCGGTCTCCTGGACCACGTACGGGGTGTAGAACACGTCGTATTTGCCCTTGTAGCGGCCAATACGCCAGATGCCTGCTTTCGCCTGGACGCCGGAGCTGACGAAGTCGGTCGAATCCATCGACAGGAACTGAGCCATACCGATCGCGCCGACGTACCAGATGGACAGACCGAATTCCATGGTCTTGTTGGCGACTTCCTGGTCGACGGTGGCAGCGAACGAACCGAAGTCGCGCCAGGTGGCTGCGCGGGTCATGTTGATCAGGCGACCACCAGCGTCGAAGTCGTAGACGCGGTTGGTGCGCTTGGCCACACGTTTGAGCTTGCGCAGAGCAGCGATGTGACGCTCGTTGGCGTACTGGGTGCGAGCTGCTTGCACAGCGATGGTCAGGCCGTCAGCGCCCAATTCCGACTGAGTCTGGCTGCGGCTGTCAGGGGTGACCTGCATCAGCACACGGCTAGGCGCGCAGTACAGACTCCAGCTTTGAGCCTTGGTGTTGATGAACGGGGCCAGGTCAGGCTTGCGCTCGAAGTCGATGAACGCCTGCACTTCGACGTAGGCACTTGCCGGCAATGCTGGGTTGAAGCCCACAGCACCCACACCGGTATCCACGTTGATGGTGCCGCTGATGGCGTAGCTGGTGCCATCGTCGGCGGTGTACTGGCCTGCCAATTGGGAGCTGGTGCCACCGTTGTCGACTTCAACGCCGACGGTGATGCCGTCGATGATCACGCGGGTACGGCCGCGCAAGACCGGAACTGCAGCGCCTTCGCCACCAATCTGAGCGGTGACCTTGAAGGTGCCTGCGGTGCGATCAGCGCCCCACTTCACGTCAAGGATACGTTCGGAGCGGGTGTATTCCTGACCGCCACCGGTGCCGTCCAGGATCATGCCCTGGGTGTAGCCGCCGAAGTCGGAACCAGCTACGGCGCTGATGATCGCCAGCTTCGATTCGTTGGAATTCAGATCCGAAGGCAGGTAGGCGCCAAAAGGCAGGCCCTCAGTCAGGCCGGAAGTGATCGCCACGGCGATACGGTTTGGTTGATGGGCCAGCGGAGTGGACGCGCTGTTGGAGCTGACGCTGTCCAGGGTGTAGCCGTCTGGCAGCACGTTGGTGCCTTTACCGTCGGCGATGTTCTCGGCCTGGGAAATCACAGCATCAACCAGGGCGGCGTCAGGCATGTGGCCATTGCGGTGCTGATAGCGCGCGATGCCGTCCAGCAGGCTGTGCACGGCTACGCCTTTGTTCACGTCGCCGTCGATACGGTCCAGCAGCTGGGCCATACGTTCCGGCAGCAGCTTTGCTGCGTCCAAAACGGCGTTTTTGATGACGCTGACAGCTGCACCGCTGGTGCTGTCGAGCATGTTCCCATCTTCACGGGCCGCCCCCACCAGGGAGTCGATTTTAGCCTCGGTGTCTTCAAGACCCCGGCCAGGCGCGTAAATGTGTCGTGGCATTGGTGTTACCTCGTTGCTGATAAAGGGCTGCGCCCGTAGTGATGGCGTTTCAGCAACGATGGTAAGTGTCAAAAAACCCCCATTTATCAGGGGGTTTGCACCGATTTTCCTATTTATGAAGCACGATCAATCGCGCGTTTGCGCTGGTTTGCGCCAGAAGTGCGTTGTCTTGGAAGGTGCCGCCCTCCAGGGGCTCGACATCGGCGCTGTGCTCATCCAACCATTCCCTGAAAGCGACCGCTTTTTGGTCCTTTCCAAAGAAAACACCCTCTCCGGCGATCGCAACCAGGGTGCCGCCGCTGGCCAACATTCCGAAGGCGCGCATGATGTGGGCCGCGTCCTGGCGATTGCTAAACGGGGGGTTCATCAGAATGGCCGGGTAAGGCTGATCAGGCGTGAACCCGTCAAAGTCGTGATCCACCACGTTGTAGCCTTTGGCAGTCAGGATGTTGCGCAGCTGGTCTGATATCTCCAGCACGTCCACCACGCCCCCTTCTGCTTTCGCAGCGTCCGCCAGGTTGCCGTTGCCGGCGCTCGGTTCAAGCACCCGCATGCCTTTGCTGATGTTGGCCAGGCGTGCCATGAGCTGCGCGACGTGCGCCGGCGTTGGGAAAAAGTCGATCCCCACCTTTTGCCCGACGATCGCGCGTTCGGCCTTCTTAACCGGATCCTCCTGGGCTTTCTCCACCAGGTGTGGAATCAACGCCTGAACCGCCGCGACCAGGCCAACGGTGTCGGTGATCCCCATGCGCGCCAGCCGGTCAGCGCGCCCGATCGCCTCGATTGGATCGACCAGATCCCAGCCTTCTTTCACGGCCTTGAGCTCGGCATAGGCCTTGCGAGTCAGAGCGATATCGGCAGCGTTCAGAGCAAAGCGCTCAGGCCCGTTACCCATCTTGGCCAGGGCAGCGATCAAGCGGCTGTTTCCTTTGGCGGACTTGCGCGCCAGTGTGTCCGCCGCATTCTTGTACCGATTGCTCCATGCCTCGGGGCGCGGGAAAGCCAGATATTTGAGGTCGTTTTGTTCAAACTCTCGGCCGCGTCGGGCGTGCATGGCCAAGCCGTCCAACTTGCTGTCAGCGTCATTCATTGCTCGGCGCATAAGGCGCTGCAGTTCCTCGAGCTGGGCGCGGCTGGACAGCTTGGCCAACACGCCCGCGGCGCCCACCTCGATTGCATCAGCCACACGGTTCAGGGTCTGCCCGGCCGCTTTGTTGGCTGCAGCCTTCTCAAGCGTGTAGCCGGCTTCCCTGGCTCGCTTGGCTGTATTTGTCTTGCGATCGGCATTCAGGCTGTCGTCAGCGTCTCCAATGGCCTTGTTGGCCACCTGGCGCAACTTGTCCACCTGCGTGGCCAGCGCCTGCTTTGCGCGTTCTGCAGCCTGGCGTTCTGCGGTGGCCACCGCCTCAGCTTGCTGCTCGGCGCTCATCACCACAGGCGTGGGCGCGGCCTGAATATCCGCGGTATCCCCGCCCAGGTGCTTTTCCCGGATGAAATAGCCGCCGTTCATCTTCCAGGTGTATGGGTCGATCGCTTTGGCCTGCTCGAGCGTCAGATCCGTGCGAATGATGCCGCGCAAGACTTTCTGTTTTTTGGTCGTGTACTCGATGATTTCCGGCGCCGCGGGCACCTGGTCATCGTTCGCAGGAGCCTGGGCTGGCTCCTGGGCGGCCTCTACTGCAGGAGCTTGATCAGACTCGGCACCGTCATCGTCATCGCCCAGGAACAGGTTCAGCACCTGGTGCGCGCCCACTGAATCCAGGGTGACAGCGTCGGTGCCGTGTTCTAAACTGGAATCGAGCTGACGCCCTGAATAGTTATCAGGGGCACGTTGGCTCACTGAGGCGGTGACTGTGTCGTTCGTATGCCCTGAATTGTGATCAGGGGTCCATGCGAGCGAATCCAGCATCGCCTTTTCTTTTGGCGGGTCGATGAGCAAGTCGTAATAGAGCTCGCCATTTATTTCCTTCTCGACCACCACACGCACCGGCAGGTGCTCATCAGCCAGCGTGACGGTGCTTTTCAGGTAGAAATACGCCTCGACGGTGGGCTTGGCCTCCCGCTTGTGGTTCTCACTCCTTTGCGCCTCGGTGGCGCCGGCAATGATCTGCGGGATGGCGTGCAGCAGCTTGAGCTTTTTCGGGTTGCCGCTGAATGCCAGGGTTTCCTTGATACCGCGCTGGCGAATCTCAACCTTTGCGCCCAGTGCCGGGCAATTGATCATCTGACCGCGCATACCCTCCAGGTAAGCCTTTGCAGCTGCTCGCAAAGCCTTCTTGCCCTCGGGCGTGTCTTCAAACTCGCCGAACTCGGTACCGGTCAGCGCGATCGCAGGCCCGGCCGCTTGCGCCCGCTGAGCACGCACACGCTCGGCCAGGTGCGTTTCGGAGTACTCCTGCAGGTAAGCCATGTATTCATCGCGGTGGCGCGATACTCGCCCGCCCACCTTGGCTTCAAACTCGGCGACCCGCGTGCCAGCCCAGCCCAGGAATGCGGCATTGGTATCCGCTTGCGTCGGCAACGTCTCAAGGGTATTGAGGTACGCCTGATGCACTGGGTTGTCAGAGACGCCGGCGCCGATTGTCTTCTCAAACCATGCGCGGTTCTCGACATCACGCTCTGCAACAATTCGCGCGGTTTCGGCTGCATCGGCCGCGGCCTGCTCTGCAGCCTGCTGTCGCTCACGCTCGGGCGCTGCAGCACGATCCTCGGCCTCGGCCGCACTCTGGGCCTTGCGATCGGCGATCGCCTGCTGTGCGTCCTGGTAGGCCTTCACGTCATCGGCGCTGGCATCCTCGCCGAACACGGTGCGGAATTTCTCGGGGCCCCACTCGCGGGCCATAATCCCCTTGAGCTGTTCCAGGTCGCGCGCAACGCCTGACGCCTCACCCTGGTAGGCGATCGAGGCGCCCCCACCCATGGCGCCATGCTCGTACACCACCGCGCCGCTGGCGAGCGTGTGGGCGGTGGTGGGCACGATCTCAGCAAGGCGCGCCTTGGCCTTTGGAAAAATGATCCCCTCCGCCGTTTCGGTGATTTTCGTGCCGCCCAAGTTGGCCGCGACGTAGGCCGCAAGGCTTGCGCTGGCGCCCATCACCAGCACAGAGCCATTTTTCTGGGTCTGCATGCCGGTGGCCAGCGCCTCGGGAGCGGCCTGCTCAGCGGCGTCGTTGTTGGCCGCCTGGGTGGCAGTGCCGGCGAGGCGGTTGCGGATGTCGATCGCTCTTGCGCTTGTCTGGATCTGCACCAGGGGCGAAAGCGTGCCGGAGGTCAGTTGCGATCGTAGGTCCAGCAGCTCGGCACTCAGGCGCGTCAGCTCGATCGGCGACAGCACGGCCGATTGATTGGTGTCAGTCATGTTTCACCCCAAAGATGGAATCCAGCAAGGCGGTATTGCCCATTGCCTTTTCAAAGGCCTTTTCATCGCGCAGCGCCTTGAACACCTGGTCGAAAGCGGCATTGATTTGTTTGCGTTCTTCACCCTCGGGGTAGGGCTTGAAGGGGGCGCCCAGCTCGGGCATGTAGTGGAATTTGTTGTCTGCCAGGCAGCTCAAGTAATCGTTCTTGCGGCCCATTTCCGTCAGCCGGTCCTCTAGGTACGCCTGGAACGCGCGGGCCGACATTTCAAAGGGCTCGGACCAGTACTTGCCCGTCACGCCGTCATCGAGCGCTTGGGATTCCAGGAAGTAATTCGAGACGCTGGCGCCGGACTTGACCTGCACCTCAGTTGCGCCCTCGGGGGAGTGGTACGCGGCGGCGATTTCGCGCCATTGCTTCTTCTGCTTGAGGTAGGCCTTCGACTGCAGGTTGATAAAGGCCTGGTCGACCGCCAGCACCGCGTCATGCACGTTGCCGGCGTTCTTGATGTCCAGGGCGACACCGCGCAGGGTCCGCCCTTCGAGATTGAACCGTGCCTTTTCCAGCGCACGCGGCGGCAGCTTGATGGTTTCCAGCAGACGCACGCTGCCCGTGGTGATCGTCTGATTGAGCGCCTTGAATGCCTCACGGATCGCCCCGGGGGGCATCAATTCATGGTTGGAGCTGGCGAACTCATCCCGGGCGCCATCCTCCCCACGCAGCAGGCTGGGCATGATGTTGTCCAGGGCGTGCCAGTGCTCGTGCCCCATCGCCCCGCCGCCATTCATTTTGGTCATGTTCATCACGCGCTCGACCGGCTCGTAGTGCGCTCGTGCTGCACCCTTACCGCCCGTTCCCCGCGCGCCGAACGCCATCGCCAGGCGCCCACCGAAGCCCAAGTGGTTCTCGTCGATGCCCAGCACGTCGGCCATGTCCATCATGGCGCCCGCGGTCTGTTCTACGTGCCACTTGGCGCTGACAAAGTCAGCCAGTACCCAGTTGCCCGATTGCACCGCGCGAAACCCGCACAGGCGCTCCAGGTCTTTGGTCGATGCCACCGCCACAGGGCGCCCACCGACGCGCTCAAAGCTTTCAACCACCTTGAGGGTAAAACTGATTTTCTTTTGGCTGGCTCGCTTGGGTGCGGCCTTCTCTTTGGTCGTCCAGGCCCATGATTTGGGCTCGCCTGCTTTGGCATTGGCCACATGCCCGGCGAAACTGTCGGATCCGCGCAACTTCCGGTACATCGTCGCTTTAACGAACCGCTCGCCCAGCGCCATCCAGGCCCTGGACTCAGATGTCTGCAGGTTGCGGGCCTTGGCAGCGTCCTTGATTGCGTTCTGTTCCTGCCACACATCGCCGTACTGGTCTCGCAGGCTGTCGCGCTCGTCTTTGGTAGCCGCCAGCTCGTCGCCCCAGGCCTTTTGCGCCTGGTTATATGCCGCGATAGCATCTGCGACTTCCTGGTCGTGGGACGGGTCAATCTTCCAGCCACGCTTTTTGCGGTTCTCCAGGGCGTAGGTGGCTTTGTTCATCACAGAACCAGCCTCATACATGGCGTTCTGCAGGGCGCTGTTGGCGGCCTCGATCGATCGCCGGCGCTCGGATAAGTCACGCCCCGTGGCGCCCAGCTCGCTGTAACGGGCCGATTCGTCGGCGTTGAGGCGCGTGCCCAGCAGTTCCTCGGCGATTTCGGTCATGGTCTCGGTGACATCCTCGACCGTCTTCGCCTGCTCCAGGCGCGTACGCAGCGTCTCGATGCCCAGTGCATAGCTTTTGCGCGCTTCGGGATTGTCTTCGCTGGGCATGACCGCCACAGCGGCGTACAGGCGATCGATCAGGTAGCCGGCCTGGGGCTGCATGCCGCCAGCTTCCAGCCCTTCCCAATCGACCTGGCCGAAAAGGTTCGACTTCTTGATCAGCTCACGCGCCTGGCGCGGGTTTTCCTCGATCGCCTTAAAGTCGATATCGCTGGTGCGCAGCATCTGCCCGGCGTCACGCGCAGCCTTGATCGATGCGGCGGCCTGCTCCTTACGTGATCCGGAGATATACCCGGTGTCCTTGTAGCGATAGTTCTCGCTGTTCGGGTCATCGCTCAGGCCGTCGTCTGCAGCGGCAAGGCTGGCTTGTTCAGCGTCGATCGATGCCGGCGCCGTACGCACCACCCCGCCCAGCTGCGTATACAGCTCCAGCGTTTGGGCAGTCACTCGCGCCAGCTCAATGGGATTCAATGCGCCGGCCAGCAGCTGAGCGCGCAGCTCAAGCAGCTTGGAGGTAAGCCGGGCTTGTTCGAGGGGGTTTAGAGCCATGAAAAAAGGGGCCTGCAGTAGTGTGCAAGGCCCCATTTTGAAGCGGCAAAAATGCCTTACTCGGCGGTGCTTTCCGTCGCTTGTGGCTCTGGTAGCTCGCCACGGCGAACGAACACATAGCGGCGCATGAACTGCTCGATCGTCATCAACTCGGTGAGGTTGGCGTTCACCCGCTCGATTTCGATATCCATGCCGGTCAAGGTCTCGCGATCACTCACGTCCATGGATTTGATGAACCACTCACGCCGCTGATGCGGGAGTGTGGTTTTGGCGCTCTCGGTAAAGATGTCACCGCGTTTCCAGTTGATGGCTTTGGTCATATCCAGCTTGACTGGCGCCGGCACATGCTCGGCAACCACTGGTGCCGGAACTTCTAAAGGCTGGGGCTCCAGATCATCCGGGCCAACCAGGAGGTGGTCAGCAATGGTCTGCGTCATCACAACCGTAGGCGCCGGCACAGGATCGGTCATCAGTTGCGCCAGCGCCGGGCTTGCCAGCAGCTCAGCGAATGACTGGACAGGGACGCGCTCAGCAGCCGGCAGGGCATCAAAGTATTCCTGCTGGCCACGAGGCTCGATTTCAACGCATTCGATCCCGATCGGCGCCAGGATGCCGCGTAACTGGGTCAGCAGCGCCGGCCGTGCACCGCCGCAGATCACGAGCACCTGACGGGCTTGCGCCGCGTGCTGCTCCAGTCGGGTCAATTCCTGTACTACGGCCGCAACGGCCCCGCTTCCCGCCTGCTCTACGCTCATTACCCGATTCCTGAATGTTGGTTTGATCTGTAATTATTGCGTGCGTTCGCAGGTACGCGCGTTGGCACCTTTGCGCGTTCGCACACAAAAAAGCCCGCGCTCGGCGGGCTTGACTCAGCGTGCTTTCAGGCCGCGCGCTTGGGCCGGCGCGATACGGTGCCGTCCTTGTTGAGCGACGCCTGATAGGCCTCGACCTTGGCCGCGATGGCCAGCAGCTGAGGCCCGTCGAACGCCATTTCGACGCGGGTGGTGGTTACCAGGTGGTTAGTCACCTCCTGCTCATCGCGCCGGCTGTAGCCGACTACGCAGATGCGGTGACCATCAACGGTGATGCGACGAATCTCGCTGGCCACCTTCTTGTTGCCCGGCACGTTGAACCACATCAGATCCCCGACCTCGAGCTCCGTCGCGGGTGCGGTGAGAAGGGTGATCATGTACTTACGCGCGGCCTCACCCCGCTTGGTGTTTTTTAGGCCGGTGTGCTTGCACGCATAGCAGCGCGCGGCCTTGCCTTTGCAGTAGGCGCATGGCTTCTTTTCAAACTCAGGGGTGTACGGGTTTTTCATAGCTGCTTGCTCTGGCTGATGTCCTTGTGGTGCACAAACTACGGACCAAGGGCGAAGGCGTCAACCTGTTTTCGCGCGTACGCTCGTACGCGCTAACGCGCGTTAGCGCGAAAGCCGGTTATGAATATTGCTTCTCTGCAAGAAGGGAGGGAGCAGCCGGGGGATTGTAGTATGTACAAAGTTCTGTACTATGAAAGAGTAGTCCAGGGTGAAACCCGAAGACTCTCAGCGTAGCCAGTCGTGCATTGCTCTCATAGGAGTGGAGCAGCACCTGCTACTGCTACTGCTGCATTTCAGCCGATCTTGAAAGGATTTGGCTTTTCCCAGATGAATGCCCGCAGGGCTCGTCTGCATTGTTCCTCACGGTCAGGCTCACGTCTGGTCGAACCCTGACCTGAGGTCAGATAGGAATCTATTCGATGCAAATTTTGTCATT